AGCTGCATATTGACCAGGCGCAACGCCTCGGCCCGTTTCATCTCAGGGGTGTCTTTGACGGTCTTGGCTGCGCTGTCCGGACGGTCTTCGATGATCGCCTTGGCTTGGGCGGCAATGCGTGCCTTGGCGATCTGAGCGGCCCGATCCGTGATCCGCTTGCCGAAGGCATCGAGCGCCGCGTTGGCTTCGTCAAACTCTTGCTTGAGCGTGTCGCCGATCTTGAGCTCCTGCAACGGGCGCAAGCCCTCGGCCAGGTCGCGCCCGTTAACGAGGTTGCTGGCCCCTTGCCTGATGTTGGAAAAGATCGTGCCGATGTTTCCCGCGCTGACCTTGGCGACTTCGACCAACGTGAAGAACAAGGCCCTGCTTGCCGCCACTGTAAACTTGAAGGCCTCAACAATGAAGTCGGCGGCGTCGGAGAAGAATGTTTTGATGTCCTGAGTTGTGATGCCTGCCGCGTCAAGGATCGATTCCATGCTGACCTGCCACGCCGCCTTGATCGTGTCACCAGCCGTGACAGTTACGTCCTCCAATTCCTTGACCTCTTTGGCCGTCAAGCCGAGACTATTGGCGTAGGCGTTGAGATCCCCTGCCGTCTCCCGCGCCTCGTTCCGCAGCTGGCGAAACACGAGAGCGATCCCTCCCATGACCACAAGCAGCGGGGCGAGCTTGAGCAGTAGCATGCCGGTGACACGAAGCACGCCCAGCCAGCCGTTCTCCATCTGGCCGGCAACGTAGCTGATCTGCGACCCCTGCTGGACAAGAACAAGGAGCGGGTTCATCCCGCCAGCAAGGGAGACGCCAATATCGTTATACTGGGCGACCAGGTTTGCTGTGTTGGCCCGGGCTGCCCCTGTCCCACGGGCGTTCCGCTGGAGCGCGGTCGTCATCCGATCTAGCCCAGCCGTTGCCGCTTTGAGCTTCGCGTCCGCGGCGCTGACTGCCTGCTGGTAAACATTCATCTTGATCGCCCCCGCACCGAGCAGGGCGTTAGCCTCGTTTAGCTCGTTGTTGTAGCGCATCTGCGCGGCGTAAAGGGGGTCGATTGACGACCGCAGGCGATTGACGCGGTCGTAAAGATTCTCTGTTTTGCTGCCGGAATCCGCCATCGCGGACGCGAGCTTTTGCGACGCCCCCGCCGCCTTCGTTTGTGCGGCAGCCAGGCGGTCAACGGCCGAGGTGTTAGCCGAGGACAGCGCGGCCTGGAGCTTGTCAACTGCGCTCGCTCCTTTGGTCGCCTCGGCCGCGATGTCCCGCAACTTCTTGACAATGGTCCCATCGACCTTGTCTGTTACCTGAATGCCAACAACTTCGGTGGTCATAGCCGGCCCCTTAGGAGAACAACGTCTTGCGGGCTTCTTCGACCGCAACACGGAATGAGATCAGGGCGCGCGGAACGAAGCCACCAGCGAATTGCGAGGACGAGCCCTCGTCCAGGCGTTTGATGTAAGGGGTCAGGTTGTAAAGGAACAACGTCTGCCCGGGCTCCTTGACGGTCAACGCCGCCTCCGCCTCATTGATCGCCTGCTCCGCGCTGCTGCGACGGGTGGATCCCTTGATGCCGGGGTAGTAAGGCGGGATATTGACCGCAGGCGGGGCGTTGAGCGACACCTGCCAGTTGGACAGGGCTTCGGACGTGTCAACTGGCGTGACATAGACGAGCTCACGGACGGCAGCGCGGACGCCGGCGACGGCCAGGCGGGACGCGCTCGTCTCGACCAGGCCTGCCAGACGCTCCATACGGGCGGCGAGATGATTAAGATCCTTTGTCACCCTTGGTTGCCTTTGCCTTTGTGCGCTTTCCGTGCCATTCGAGAAACGCGCTGTCCATTGCCGCTATGTGTGTCCAGAGATCGTCCCGTTGCTCATGGTCCAGGTCGTAGTCCCTCGCATACTGGAAACATGACGCCCGCGTGATGCCCTGCCCCTTCGACCTGTCTCGTTCCGGATCGAGGTCGAACCATGCGTTAAGGAAGAGCGCGGACCCAAAGTGCAAGGCTGGTTTCTCAGCAATTCGCTTTGGCAGCGGTTCCTTGAACCTCTTGCATTCCCGCCGGATTCGGGCTTCGATCTCCGGCGGGTATTCATGCAAGTAGAGCAGGACAGCGATCAGTTTCCCGTCGTGACCTCCTTTTCCTTTTCACGGAAAGCGGCAGCCTTCTGGGCGCGCGCTTCCCAGTCGTTATAGAGCTCCGGAAGCTCCTCGAAGAGCGCGTGAGCGTTGTCCGGTGTGAACTCAAGCGGCTGCGTGTCCGCGGCGTCGCCGGTCAGCTCCGACTTCGGCAGGTTGTTCCAGCCGAGAAGAATGGTGTTGACAAACACCTCCCGCAGCATCTTGCGGGCCAGGTCGTTGTCCATGGCATCGTTGGCGATTGCCGACTGATGCGGCTTGGTCACACGGTTGAGCTCGGCCGTGTAGCGACGATTGGTCGGCCCCATGCGGGCCAGGCGGATCGTGATGGGCTGCCCGTTGTGCTCATTAACGGCCACTTCCATCTCAACGCCATCGGTCTCGGCCTGCTTGTCGGTCTTGAATGTTTTCCGGAGTGACATATTCTGATCCTCTTGTTAGTCGGGGGCGACTTTGCCAACCGCCCCCGACCTTAACGCCAAACGATCAGACGGGCACTGCCGATCAGCAGTCAACCTCGGCCATGGCGGCGTTCGGCAGATACGAGAACCAGCCCATCAGCGCAGTGTGGCCAAAGTTGCTTTCTGCCGCCATCGTCTCGACCGGGATGATGATTGCCGCGTCCTGCTCGATGTTGAGCCGGCCGCCACCGAGCCCGACAAGCGGGAGATCGATATACAGCCCGGCGTTGTTCTTGCAGTAGATGGCATCGAAGGTCACATCCGCGTTGCAGCGGACAGCGTGGATGGCTTCGACCGTGCTGAAATAGCAAGAAAACGATCCGTCAACGTCAAAGTTGCCGGTGATCGTATCGAAGCTCCCGAGCACGCCCTGAGCCTTCGCCGGGGTGACGTTGTTGTTAAATGTGAGGCTCCATTCCGTCACGCGGGCGAAGAGCGGGGTCGGATTCAACGTCGCCGCGTCCAGCACGCTCATCCGAAGGCGAAAGATATTGGACGCCGTGTTGAAAGCGTCTTCCCCGAGCGCCGGCAGGACCGTGTTGCTCGCCCGGGCGATCAGTGGGCCTTCGGTGCCTGTCCGCGTGTTGGCACGCTGGGCAATGTAGCCCATGTCCACATTGACAAGGCCCGAGAGGGGGCTTGTCCATGTGAGCTCGTTGGCAACCGCCCCGGTAAGGAACTCCGATTGCGTCCCAACGTCGTCACGGCCGATGGTCCGCTCCAGCGTGGAGCTGAACCGCTTGATGAGATCGGGGTCTTCCTCGTTCTTGATAACGTCGGAGAAGTAGACGGGGACGGACAACCCTGTCCCCGCCTGCGCCGTCACGGTCGCGGTCGCCTTGTCGAGGGTGAGGAATGACCCGTCAGCCGCGATCCCGTCGGGGGCAATTCGGGCATAGAACGCGCCGAAGGGGAAGAAGGAGAGGGCCGTATCCCCGCCGATGAAAACCCACATCCCCGGCACCAGGTCATAGTCGCGGAAGTCGCCTGCCGCGGTGTTGAGCTGGAACGTGCCGGCAACGTCAGTGATGGACAGGTCCGAAGCCGGGAACGTGTGACCAACGAGCTTGACCTTGGCCCCGGCAGGAGGGGTTTCCGCCGCCTCGGTCGCCGTCGTCTCGATCAGCGTTCCGGTGACGCCGGACACGACCTTCATGCCGTTGTTGCTGGCCACAGCGAAGCCGCTCGCCAGCAAGATCGCCCCCGCTGCGATGGAGCCGGGGACGGCCGTCGCAGAATTATATCCTGCCGCAACAGCATCGATCACCAGCTCCGGCGTCCGGCGCATATCGGCGAAGAAGAATTCCTCCATATCGCTCTGGAGGTTGTTCTGGGTGACGTCCTCGTTATACCCGCCGTCGGCGTTGAGATCGGTAACCGACCCCTTCTTCCGCTGCCGGGAGGGTGAGAACGGCCGACGAGCCGTCTTGACATATTCCCCGCCCAAGGCATCGAAGGAGTTTGGCTCCCGCGTCTGCCATGTGCCGGTTGCCGGAACCTCGCCGAGCACGGTCTCCCTGATCTTGTAGAAGCCAACGAGGTTGGAGTCCTGCTTTTGCACCGCCATGATTTTATCCCTTTGTCTGATTGAACTGGAAATCTACAATGACGTTCCAGCGATACCACGTCCCGTCCGCCTCCAGCTCATTGATCCGAGGGTTGCGGAACCAGACCCCGGACGCTGTTTCAGCCGCCATGAATATACATTGCACGAAGGCGGCCAGCAACTCCCCAGTCGCGTATGCTGTTGGGCTCTTCATCGGCGCGAAAAGCTGGACAACAAGAAAGCCATCGGTCACATATTCGGGCGGGGACATACCTGGACCGTCCGGCATGATATGTGCTCGCTGCCTGGTTGTGACGAGCTGGGTCGATGCCATCGCCCAGAATTTATCCGCGCCGGGCGTTGCTGCCTTCTCAACGCCTTGGTAGCGAATCTCAGGGACGGGGCTGACGATCGTGCCGGCTGCCCACTTGTCCGCGAGCAGCGCAAAAATCTCTTTACGGGCCTGCTGCGGCGTCGCGCTCATGATTGCACCAGCAGGTAGTAGAGGACCGGCGTTCCGTTGGGGGCGACGGCATCGATCTTCTTGACCGAATAGACGCGGCCGTCCGCCCGGGTGATCGTGTCAGTCAGCTCGGGGACAAAAGGGACGCCTCCTTGCATCAACCCCAGCTCGGCAGACTCGGGAACGTCGGTCCCCTTCATTGACTGGCGAAAAGCCATCGGCATCATGGCCACGTCCCGCGACGAGAAGAACACGATCTCACAAGGGACAGGGCTGGGCTCGCTGCCCTCGGTCGGGTAGCCCGGGTCGCCGCCCGCCACAGGCCGCGGCTTTTGCCACTGGCATTGTGCACCAAAGGCGCCAATAAGTGCCTTTGCAGCGCCAATATCCTGTGTGTAAACGTCCGCCACTACGCTCTCACCGTCTTGAGGCCGAAGGAGCCCGCATCACAAAGGTGGGGAGAAAGGTAGGCCATTGCGACAACCAGGCGGGGCTCAAGGCCAAGGCCGCCGGCAACTTCGTAGAACTCGCGCTCAAGCGGGCCGACCTTAACCTTGCTCAACTGTGGGTCGAGAGCGCCGGAAGGGGTCAGGACGATGCCGCCAAAACTGTCAACGGCAAGCTGAGCCTGCGCCTGCTTAATGTTGCGCGGAATCGTGTGGGCATAGTCTTCGGCGGTGTCGCCATCGACCAGGCCCATACGCGGAAACGGAAGTTCCTGGTCGATGGCGACAACGTCACCCCGAAAACAAAGGGTCCGGAAGTAGTCCATGGCCTTGATGGCGTGAAGTGTGGCGGCGGCATCGTCCGGGACGACCACACCGCGCGCTGCTGCGTATGCGATGATCTCGGCTTCCGTGACGAAGGATGTTGCCCCCGTGACGACCGTCCCATCTTCAACGATCAAGGCCATGCGTGTTACGCAGCGGGGGCCATGACGCCAAGCGCGACCAGCACGGCAGCAAGGTCGGCGGCCGTGGTGGAATACGTGGCGGGGGCCGCCCGTGCGGCTGCGAGGGCCGCGCTGGCGGCCGCATCTTCGAGCTGCTCGGGCTTCGTCTTGGGGATAACGTTCTTGATGGCCATGTTATTCCTCCGTATCGATTGCGCGCCGGGTGACGCGGGTGCCGTAATGGGTGGTCCCATCGATGATGTTGGCTGCGATGTTGCGCGCGAGCTTGCCCCGGATCATCGTGGCTTCGGTGTTGATCCGAAAAAGCGCAACCGCGGCATCCAGCTCGGCCTGCTCGGCGTCGTCAAGGATGCTTGTGGATTCTTCGTCAACGGCAGGGGCAGGGGCCGGCGTTGCGGCGGTCGTGACGGGCTGCGGAATCTCCGCGCTGTCCCCAGCCTTTGCCCAAGGCGAGGCGGGCGCAGGTGCGGGGGTCGGGGAGGGGGCAGGCGTCTCGGACTTTGGGTCCGGATTGTTCGGGGCCTTGGCCATCGGATGTCCTTTCTTGTTGGAAGAAAAACGGGGGCCGAAGCCCCCGTTCCCCTTGGGTTAACCGTTGGTGATGAGGAAAGCGAGCGGAATGTTCTTCCGGTCGATCACCCGATCCCAGTTGGCAGCCAAAGCAAGGTTGGCATCCGTCGGCGAGATGTTGTTGACAGTCTTGCCGGTCGGGCCGGTCACCGTGTTGCTGGTGAACTGATAGCCGAAGGGGTGGATCACCCACGTCTTGCGGGTCCAGAGGTTCTCGACACCGGCACCGTTGCCCTGCGCCGCTTCGCGCTCGACCTCGGTCGGAACGAGGGGGGTGCCTTCGCCGTAACCGAAGGCGGCTTCGCCGAAGAGCATCGAGACGTAACGAAACCCGCTGGTGGTGCCGGCGATGACGGGGGCACCGTCATCGACCACGATCCGACGACCGAGGTAGGTCGGAATGGTGAGCTGCCCCTGCGAGTCCGGGATATAGACAATGTCATCCCCTTCGATCATGCGCTGCATGACGACCGAGTGGACGACCATGGTCCGAATCCCGTCCC